TATATCGCCAAGTCGTGCGAGAATCTAATCTACTCCCTGCGTGAGTGGACTGGCGCTGACGGCGAAAAGGGTGCGTCCAAAGACCCGATTGACTGCCTGCGCTACCTGGCGGTGATGCAGCCGGAGCAATACGACCAAGACTCGTTCAAGTGCAAGAGAGGGGGGTCTTACTGATGAAAAACCCGGACGACTACCCGATGTTGCTCTCCAGATCGGCTGCGGAGCGACTGACTGGCATTGACGTGCGAGAATTGGACAAATTACGCAAGTCTGGCATTCTTCGGTGTTATACTACCCTAGGTGGACAGCATCGCTTCCACAAATCATCCCTTTTATCCTACATCGAATCTAAATCATCCCCGCTATGCTCGACAGAGACTCCCGTAAAGACAAACTGACGTTTCACGCCGAAACGCCTGACCTAGTCTATCTTCGCAAGGAACTTGAGCGTTCCCTGTACAATGGTGGCAATGTTGCTCGCCTGAACAGCAACGACGACATCCGCCTTGCCCGGTGGGAAGGCCAGAGCGACGACGGCAAGAAATACTCCTCTCAAAGCCGTGAGGGTGAGTCCGTCTTCCCTTTTGAGGGTGCTTCCGATGTCCGCTGTCGCCTGGTTGACCAGACCATCAACGAACTCGTCGTCCTGCTCGTCTCCTCCTGGCAGCTGGGTCGCCTCCGTGTCTCCGGCAATAACTACGACAACGCCGCCACCGCCGGTGCGATCCAGACCCTCGCCAACTGGGTGGTCAACAATCGGATGAAGTCCGAACTCACCAAGGAGGTAGAACTCTGGGCGCAGTACGCCTTGCAGTTCGGTTGGGCCGTTACCCACATCGGCTGGGAGCGTAAACTTGGCATCCGTAATGCCGTGGTGACTGTCGGTGACATCGAAACCAAGGCTATGAACGGAGATGAAATCGCCTCCGAAATGCTCCAGAACTTCCAGGCTAACGGAGTGACGGACTACAACAAGCAACTGTTCCGTTCGCTGTACGCCGTCGGAGAAAGCGAAGTCGAGCGTGTCATCGATGAACTTATCCGTTCCGGCACATCCACCTTCCGTGAGCAGTACGACATCTACAGCCAGCCCGTCGTCGCCGCCCTCAAGCCGTTCGACGAAATCACGTTCCCGCCTGAGACCCTAGACCTTCAGGATGCCCGTGTCATCTTCCGCCGCACTCATATGACCGAAGTGGAGATGCGTGAACTCATCGAAACCGATGGTTGGGATCCGAAGTTCGTCGAGGAAGCGGCTAACGCCGCTGGCAAGTCTTCGTGGTATGCTGACCCGAACCTCATCCCGACGACGACCAACATTACGAACACCCTTCACCGGGCGGACAACCTTGTTGAAATCATCTACGCCTATACGCGCCAGATTGGGCCGGACGGCATCCCCTGCATCTACTACACAGTCTTCTGCCCCCAGGTCAGCGAGGAGAACTACGCCAAGCACGAAATGCTGGACTACGCCCACGGCCAGTACCCGTTCGTCGAGCTGCGTCGTGAGCATCTCCGCCGATCTATCGTCGAGTCCCGTGGCATTCCTGAACTGGCCTACACCGACCAGATGGAAATCAAGGCCCAGCACGACTCTATCCGTGACCGCACGGCTTTCGAGACTCTGCCTCCCATCAAGGTCAAGAAGCGTCTTGGCACTCAGAACATCATCCAGCCGGGTGGTCTTCTGCCGGTTACCACGCCTGACGACTATACGTTCCTTTCGCCGCCTTCGGGCAATCCTGCACTCGCCTTCAATCTCATTGATCGTGTTGAGGCTCGAAACGCGGCCTATTTCGGCCTGTACCACGCCAATATCCCGCCCGTCAAGACCCAGACGACCCAGCAGTTCCTCGTCAACAACTGGCTCAACGCCTGGAGCAAGGTCTTCAAGCAGATTGTCTCGCTTACCCTCCAGTATATGGATGGCGCTCAAATCGAGCGTGTCGCCGGTACTCCCATCGTCATCAGCCCGAACGACATCTGCCACGCCTACGACTTCAACGTGTCGTACAACGTGCGTGAACTCGATACGGACTACGTGATGGAGAAACTCAAGGCCATCGCCTCGTTCGTCGTTCCGATGGATAGCGGGGGTGTCATTGACCGCAACAAGTTGACGGCTCGCTTCGTCGAGGCCATCAGCCCTGAAGCCGCCAAGGACATTGTTCTGGATCAGGCTTCCGCCTCTCAGCGTATGTACGAGCAAGTCCAGAACGACATCGCCAAGATGATGGCCGGTATGGAGCCTCAGTACGTCGAGAACGACCCGGCGGCCAAGTCCAAGCTGCAATTCGCTCAGGACGTGATGCAGAAGAACCCGAAGGCTCAACAGGCAGCTCAGGGCGACCAGCAGTTCCAGGCTCTCCTCCAGAACTACTTCAAGAACCTCCAGATGAGCGTTTCCCAGCAGGAAAACAAGACTATCGGACGTATCGGCGTAACCCCGGTGTCCGACCAGTTCAGCCAGCAACAGCAGAATGGCTAAGAGCATCGACGACCATAAGCGGGTACTTTCGTTTGATAATAACGAGGTTTTTGACGCAGTCTTGGCTTTCCTTGATGCCAGCGTCGAAGCCGAGGTAGATCGTGCGATTTCCTACAGTACAGAGGGCGAAAAGCGTATCCACGCCTGTGGACGTGCTGAATCCCTCAAAGACTTCAAAGACCTCCTTCTCTTGCAGCAACAAGAGGCGCGGGAGGGCAAGTACGGCAAGTGAGCCGTAAAGAAACTTGCCAAAACTTACAACAGCCCGTTCCGGCCTTTGACGAGCATTGATTTCGGGGGTTAATCCCCATACGCCCCTGGGAGCAACAATTCCCTGATATGTCAGACGAAACTAATGCCGATATCGATCCGGCTCAAAATAACATCGAGGCACAGTCGAACGCCCCCTCTTCGGGCTTAAACGAGGAAACCCTTGCGCTTAAACTGCGTGAGACACTGTTCGCCGATGGCGAGCAGGCGGTAGAATCCCAGGCCGAGAACGAGGATGAAGCCCAGACGGAGGTCAAGGACGACCCGGAAGACGCTAACGCCCCCGAAGCGGAAGCAGCCGACGAAGTCCCCCAGGCCGAGGATGGCGACGAAGTTCATTCACAGGAAGCACAAGACGACGAGGGAGATAGCGATCTCCCGAAGGGTGTGCAGAAGCGTATCGACAAACTCACGGCCAAGCGAAAGCAGGCTGAAGAGGAAGCCGAGAATCTCCGCAAGGAGGTTGAAACGCTGAAGCAAGCGGTGACCGAGTCCCAGCAAGCGAGCGCCAGGAACGAAAATAGCGTCACAGACGCATCAAATCCGTTCTCGACGTTAAAATCGAAGGCTGAAGTGGACAAGGAAGTCGAACAAGCCCGATGGCTGCGTTATAAGTGTATGGAGAACCCTAACGGGTTTGTCCTTGGAGAGACTGAATACGGGGCGGAAGATGTTAGCCGTATGCTTGTCAATGCTACTAAGGCTGTCGAAGAGTATCTGCCAAAACAGATGGCTCGCATCGAGGTCGAAAGCAAAATCAAGCCTATTGCAGAAGCAGCTTACCCCTGGTGGAAGTCCCCCCAATCGCAAGAATACCAAGTGGCGCAACAAATCCTTCGCACGGCCCCGGAACTTAAGAAGTTCCCTGATTGGCAGATCTGGATTGGAGATGCCATTGCCGGTATGAAGATGCGAGAGTCAGCCACTAAGTCCTCACAGACTCAGAAGAAGGCTCCCGTACAGCCCGTCCGTCCTACTGCCGCCCCGGTCAAACTTGGCAAAACCGAAGCAACTGCCAAGCAAGCCGTCAGTCGATTCGCAAAATCGACCTCCGCAGATGACCTCGCCAAAGTCCTGCTGTCGAAAGGTTTCATCTAATCCCCCTACCCCCCTACTACTATGCCCTCACTTCTCGAAAAGAACATCGTCAACGCTGGTAAGCGTGAAGACCTTGCCAACCTCATCGCTATGGTCGATGCGAAGGACACCCCCTTCACCTCGATGGCGAAGAAGGGTGCGCAGCCCGGTAACACGATCTTCCGCTGGCAGGCTGACCGCCTCCCCGCTACCACCGCCCCGACACCTGTCGTCGATGGTACTGACGTTGACCCGAACACCGGCACGACTAACTTCGTGAACGATGGTACGACCCAGTTCCGTGTCGAACTGAGCAATCGTATCCAGATCTTCCGCAAGGCTGTCCGTGTCTCGAAACTGACCCAGGACGTCGCTAACATCGCTGGTGTTAAGGACGAACTCGCCAACAACGTCTCCAAGGCCATTACGCTCATCAAGCGTGATATGGAAGTGGCGATGTGTGGCAACCAGGCTGCTCAGGTCGATAACGGCACTGTCGGTTACCGCACCCGTGGTCTCGACAAGTGGATCGTCGCCGCCGCTAACATCGACACTGTCGATCTCCCGGCTGCTGCCTCCGCCTTCTGCCCGTCCGCCTCGCAGATTTCCTCTGTCGGCACAGCTGCTCTTACTGAGACTGTCGTGCAGGACATCCTGACCGGCATCTACTCCCAGACCGGCCAGTTCAAGGACTACGACGCTCTCGTCGGCCCGACCCTCAAGCGCGCCTTCACGAACCTCGTCTTCACCACCACAGCCTCCGGCACGAACCAGTACCAGAGCGTCCGCACGTTCAATCGTGATGCCGACTCTTCGTCCTACGTTTCGTCCGTGGACGTGTTTGAAGGTGACTTCGGCCGCATCCGCCTCCACCCGTCCCTGTTCCTGAAGAACAACTTCAGCGGTTACATCATCCCGTTCGACCAGGTCGAAATCCGCTACGGCGGTAACGTCGCCCAGGTCACCGAGTTGACGGACAATGGTGGTGGCCCTGCCCGCCTCGTCGAAGCGGTTGCCGGTCTGTGCATCTACAACCCGCTGGCGTTCGGTAAGTTCGACTTCACCGCCTAATCAGACTGCCTTGTCTGACATCATCCAGTCTCTGTCCGAAGCCATCCCCGACGATATGCGAAAGCAAGTCGAACGGGAACTTCTGACAGGCTGGAGGATGCAAGAGGCGGCTGCTTATACGCAGGCGAAGCAGATGGCGGCCTTCCGTCATCAAAATGCGGCATCCAGCATTGAGGGGGTCGGGGAACTAAAAGCCCAGATTCCCCTCTCTGCTTTTCACTACTGGGGCCAACGCCTTGGTTACGAGTGCTGGAATGAGAAGGAGTTCCTGAACGACTTCATCAAGCACAACCCGGAGGTCGCTGTGACCAACCGAGTTAAGCGCACCACAGTTAATGGTGCTATCTTCACAGCAGACGGATTTCTCACATAATGAGAACCACCCACTTTTCCCCGATCCTGTTCAACGCCCTTCAGTACTCCGGGCAGGATAGGCACATCGTCTCCGAGGAGACATTCGCCCAGTTCCGTGACTTCATCAATGAGCGTGTCCGCCACGCCTGGGAGTCCCAAGACTGGCCTGACCTTATCCGTGTAGTCCAACTCGTCGTTACCGACGATGGCAACGGACTTGTTACTGCTGCTATCCCTGCCGATGCCGGGGAGATTCTTACGTGCTACGACAAAGACCCCCTTGTCAGCACAAGGGCTTCTGAACTGTCCTTCCGTCTCTATGATAATGGGACTGTCCAGAAACTCGTTCTCCCCAGCGACCCAGGCACTGTTTATGCCGACTATCGCATCAAGCGTCCTGAACTCGTTGGCGATCTGTATGCTCCCGCCATTGCCTATTCTGTTGGCGCTCAGGTCTATTTCGACAGCGGAAGCAACACTGGCACTTATACCCCTGTAGCCGGTAAGCCCCACTATGGCAACTTCTACAATTGCCTGGAGGCTACGACGGCTGGTCAATCTCCTTCGACACACCCTGCGAAGTGGCAGATCGTACAGATTCCCTATCTGTTCGCTTCTTATGCTGCCCGTGGTGCTTTTTCAGACTGGCTCAAGTCCGAGCTGCAGCTGGAAGCCGCCCAGGTCGCTGAAGCCGAAGCCCAGAACACCCTTGTCGAAGCCATTGACATCATCCTGCGCCAGCAGAAACAGGTCAATCGCATCAATATGAACCGCACTTACTAACTAATATGTCGAACATCTCCATCTCCTCCCCGTTCATCCGGGCGTTTACGCACGCTACTGTTACTGTTGGTACTTCTGCCAGTACCGCCCTCGCCGTTGCCGTTACCCCGGAGCGCCGCATCAGCGTCATCATCCAGAACCAACACGCTACGGCCTTGGTGACTGTGTTCTTCAATGCGTCTGGCACTGACGGCCTGAAGGTCAAGGCTGGCGAAAGCATCTCCCTTGATAACTACAACGGCATTGTTCGTTGTGTTTCTGACACTGCCTCTACGCCTGTCCACATCGCTTACGCTGTGGCCTAAT